TAAACGCCACAAGCACCTGAAGAATTAGACCACATAAGAACATTTGAAGTAACCAATATTATACTATCAGCAAGTTTTTTAGTATAACTAACAGACCAAAAAGCTGTTCCTGACGAACCAACAAACGCTGTTCTAGTGTTATTTGTAAACAACTCACTATTAATAACAGTTCCAACTGGCAATCTAGCAGCAGCTAAAGTTCCACCCGTTATATCTCCTGCATCTACAGACAAATCAATTGAAGCAGCCCCATCAGGACTGTTGGTAATATCTAGTACAGAGCCACTCTTAATGTAAATCTTATTGGATGCGGTTGAAGGTCCTTCTATGTAACCTACGTTTATTGTACTCATATAATACTCCAATATCCGTCTACAGTCACAGTAAATCCTGTACTAATAGTAACTGGACCAACTGTTGATCCGTTTGTTGTAGAAGGAATGGTTATATCCTCTCCAATACTTTGAATATTTGTTCTTATGATCCAATTAGCACCGAGATAAGGACTTCCACCGATTTGTTGTTCAACTCCACCTGAGTTTCTAGAATATAATAAATCATCATTCTTAAAATATAAATTGTTATAACCTACTGCTGTAGTTCCAGGAGTAGTAGCATCAGCCATAATAAGAGCTGCTTCAAACGTTGGAGTTTTTTGAGTTACGATAGTATCGTTTGTACTCAAAGTTGGAAGGGTATAATCGTATGTTCCTGCGCCAATAAGCCTCCAACCAGACTTCCCCTTAAGATTGTCCTTTAGGATCTTAACGTTAGCGCCATTAAATATCGCTGCTGGCATTTTGTAGTCTCCTGACTAGTAGGTGTTAACCTAGAAAATTTATGGCAATTTTACCACTTGTTATATTTGTTCCAATTTCACTATATAATTGTACTGCATTCGTAGATGCTAAACTAACTTTAACCCTACCTCCACCTAGAGGTAAATAAGCTTTAACAACTCCGCCAACTCTAAGGGACATATATTCCCCAATATCGTCTACAACTTCTATTTGAGTACAAGCAGATGCTAAACTAGCAACAACAGTTGTACCTGTAGTAGATATAGCTGCTGTACTTGAATCCACTACTCCTGAATCTAAAAAATCCACTGGAGCGATTGAGTTTACAGTTATAGTTGGCATTGTTAGAACATCAACCTGTACTTCTGTACCAGTTACACATCCAGCTAAAGAACTTGTGTCTGCATCTATAGTAGTTAAAATTCCATTTGCTGTAGTTTGTAACGCACTTGTAGCTGCGCCACTTGGAAGAGCAGAAGTTAAAACATCTACTTGTAATTCAGTTCCACTTACAGCTCCTGCTAACAAACTAGTATCAGCATCTATGGTAGTTAAAATACCATTTGCTGTAGTTTGTAATGCACTTGTAGCTGCACCCGAAGGCAAAGCCGAACTAAGTACGTCCACATCCCCAATATCTACACCAGAGTTAGCTGATAATTTACCTATAGCATTCGTACCTGCTGGTAAGGATGCGACTACATCAACTTGCATTTTACTGGCAGTAACTGATGCTGCTAAAATACTCGTATCTGCATCAATCGTAGTTAAAATCCCATTACCTGTAGTCTGCAAAGCCGAGGTTGCAGCACCTGAAGGCAAAGGACTAGAAGATACGACATCAACTTGCAATTGTCCTGCAGCATCTACAGCCAAAGGATAAACAACCGCACCTGCAGAGTAGAAACCTCCTACAATCATTTGAGCCGAAGGTAAAGCAGCTCCACTGGAAGCTTCAGAATCTAATGAAGCAGTGAGAGGTGGAAATATAAATTGTGACATATTAGGCTCCTATGGTCTTAGCAGACATGATAGCACTAAAAGTACCAGCACTATGCGTTGAGTTAGTATAAACAAGCCTTATAGCCCTGAAAGGGATTTTATCAAAAACAACTACATGTTCACCAGATGTAGCTCCAGTAAGAGTTATAGTTCCTCCTGAAAGAGTAAGATCGAACCAATCTCCTGCTGCAAAACTAGCAGAGTCTGGGTCTAAATTTGTACCCTGTACCACTACAGAGCCAGTATGCGCCCCACTAGCTGCTGAAGCCCAAACGATATTAATGGACATATGATCAATAGTTGTTGTAACTGTAGCCGTACTGTTAACACTAGTATCGAGATCTACCCCATCTAGCATTTTGTAGGTATAGATTATATTCTTTCTTCCCACTGGAATCTCCTTATGAGTTAAGGGTTGGTTGCCCTAGTTCCTACTTATTGTTTTCTTATTATATTAAAATCTATCTGGGTTTTGTATCTTCTCTAACTGGGTTGCAGCAGAATTAGCCTTATCAATACCCTTAGCAGCATTAGCAGAAATTTTACCCCCAGCCTTAGATACAGCAGATTCTGAGTAAAATTGCTGTAAAGACCTAATACTATCTGGCATTAGAGCCAAGTCTGTAGGAGCATCCATTAAGATACCTAACAATAACCGTTGTTTATAGTCAACTGATTCAGGGTGCGCATGAATATCTTTCATTACTTCTGTTCTAATTCTAGCATAAATATCAGGATAAACAAACCTTATAGCTTCTACACTTTCACGGCTTATTTTTCCTTTTCCAAAATCTTTTAAAACAGCCATGGGATCTTGTATGGCTTGTAAATATTTTTTAAACTTGAACATATCTTGATTAGATGGTTTATATTTTTTTCTTAATAAGGGATTAACGTTCATTAATCGAGGAAGTTTAGAGTCTAAAAATACTAAGGCTCTACTAACCACTCCTTTCATTCCCGAATAAGTATTAGGAGCTGCTACTCTTATGGGTTCATTTGTTGTTATATCTTGAATTTTTTTAGGATCAGCTTTTAAATCATCTAACTGTTTAGTAACATTATCAAAAGCATCTTGTTCCGTTTTAGGTTTTTTTCCATCTCGTACTGCTAAAGGGGAATCCAATAAGAGTTTACTTGAAACAGGGGCAGCAGCCTTACTCCAACCCACCTTTCCTAAAAATCCTTTAGCGGATTTAAGTATAGCCTTATTCATAGTTAAGTTAGCAGTTTCAACTCCAGAAAGTACCCTAAATCTGTTATATAAATCGGACTTAGCAAAAGCCTTAATAGCTGCACCAGTCATACCTAGTCCAGCCATGTCAATTACAGAGCCACCCAATCCACCCCAAAATAGATCTTTAAATAGACTAAAATCCTTTTTTTTAGCCGCTTTCTTCAGTCCTTTAAGAGCTGTAGCTGCTGTGGCGTAGTCTAACATTTCCTGTCTTAAACGCTTTCCTAATGGACCAACATTTGCAGCCATTTCATAAACTTCTTCCCTAACTGCATCACCCATTCGTTTATTGATTTCATCTCTTAAGGTCCATTTACCTTTTTCAAAGTTTATTTTACTATCATACTTAACTTTGTCAGCATAAATACCTTTAGCTGTATAAACTGTATCATCACCAAATTTTTTAGAAACTTCTTTTTGAAATTTGTTTATTAATTCATAATCCCCTTGTCTACCAACTAATGGTTCACCAAACTCATCTACTTGATTTTTAAGCAAATCATCTAACATTTGATCTTGCCTTAATGCTACACTACTTCTAGTAGGCATTACCTCTAAGGCTTCGTCTACGTCATCTATAGCATTTAGAGTTTTTCCTATATTTTTTAAAGATTTATTTTTTGTATTTTCAACAGCCCTTTTAAGTTTTAAACTATTAGTTGTAACCCCAAGTCCTTCTTCTTTAGCAGTTTTTTTAAGTAATGGACTCATGTTTTCAAATATGGTGGGCTTATGGGCAGCTAAATCATCTATTTGGACATCATCCAAACCTGCCATTTTTGCAGCATTACGATTATTGTTAAAATACCCTTCTTTGAAATCATCTATTTTCTGGCTCATAAAGCCAACTATTTTATTATTCTTAATTTTAGGAACAACTATATCAACCCCACCTCGGATTAAAGATGGAGCCACACCAAAACCAAAACCTGTAAGTCCACCCCAAAGAGCGCCTTCTTTTCCATAGGCTAAGACATTTTCAGCATTAAATTCTTTCTCTCCTAGAGCATCCTCAGATATAAGTTTTCCTGTAGTCCAAAGAGAAGTTTCTAAGGCAGATCCTGCCCCTTTTGCTACGCCTTTAGACAAAACACTTGCTACTGCTTTCTTCTTTAACTTATCGCCTAGAAGTTTTTGAAATCCTTTAACAGTAAGATTTTCTAAAGCCGCACCTGCTCTAGCAGAAGCTATTACTCCAGCTCCACCTATTTTAGCTCCTTGAGCCAAGGCACTTGTACCACCCGAAAGTAGTAACGGAGCAGCTATACCTGTAATTTCCCCAGTAACAGTAGTTTTAGGGTTTAGTCTCTTTCTATGAGAGAGATCTTTTGGGTTTACACCCATGGCTATTAGAGCCTTATCACTTAAACCTAGAGAAGCAGATGCAGCAGTTCGTTCAGCAAAGTTTCTCAAAGCCGCTGTGTTGTCTCCAAACTCATCTCTAAGCCTTAGTTCTTCCTGTAGTGCAGCCTCATAGTCTGGACCGAAGGCTTCCCCCATTTCTTGTTTAGAGGCTAGACCTTCAGAAACCTCAGACATGTCCATCGACTGTCTTTCAGCATCCTCTATATCCTTAAGAGGGTTATTATTTATTTCATCAACCATAACTACTCTCTAGTTAGCTCTGTATTTTACACCTTTATGGTGATAGTATAGAGGCTTTACTTTTTTTCTTACTTGATAATGAATATCAGAAGCTTCTTCTCTAGTTTTACCTTGTTCCTTCATTATCTTTCTAATACCAGCTTCATCTTTAGTTCCTGGTAGGTCAAAATACCTAACTGAAGGTGAGATAATAAATGCTGCTGGGTATCCATAACGTCTAGCCATGGAAACATATTTTCTCTGCAAATCCTTTTCATCATCCATTGCAGGTTTAATCATTTTTAAGGCTGATTGTAAAAAAGCCTTTCTATCAGATTCTACAAATCTTCCACCATTCCACATACGATTCCACTGTCTTGCAAAGTACTCCGCCCTTGGACCTGCACCTTCAGCAGTTTTAAATTCCCCTTCTCTAACAACAGAGTTAGGATCTAGCATTTTCATAAATTGAAATACTATAGAAATATCGTCTGCACCGGATATTTTCTGATCTGAAGCTATGAGATTATGCAAACGTCTATAAGCACTAATAGTTGGTGCAATTTTTCTATCTTTACGTTCTTTTTCAAAGTTTTCACGCAAAGTATCAATTCTTTTCATTTCTTCTTTTGGGTAAACCAATCTCATAATAGCCGGAGGTACAAGATGTAATCTACCTGCTCTAGCTTCATTCATAACGTAATGTTTTAAATGTTGAATCTGCTGAGTTTTTTCTATCCCAGCCTTCTTTATATCCAATGCTTGTGCAAGTGATGCAAGTTTAGCCCTAACATCTGGGCTAGTAGCCATAGCCGTATATTTATCAACCGCAGCCTTAGCCCTACGAGTAGCCTCTTTTGCAGTAGATAATTGTTGATCTCTTGTTAGTTTTTGTGCAGATATGTCTGCATTAACAGCTCCATCTATAACATCCATTATAGCTTGAGTACCTGCTGCAGATTTAGTACCGTAGTAACCACCGATTAACATCCCTATACCAGCCACAATTTTAGCTGGAGTACTCATAGTATTCCAGAATCTCATGGGTTCTATTTTTTGAAGATTTTGTTCAACTTCAGACGCTTTATTTAATTCATCTTTCAACGTTAGTCTAGCTTCCTCCGTTATTCCTTCAGAAGATCGGAAAATATCATAAATACTAACAGCTTTAGGATCTGCCTCCTCTTCTGTTAATTTTACATCTTCAGTTACGTCTACCTGTGATTGACCCATTCGTCCTGGGGTTTCTCTTATCCCTACTTTTACTGCTGCATCACTAGACTCTTCAGCCCATTGTTTTCTTTTATCTAATTCAGCCTTTAACTTTTTAGACTTTTGAATCTGAGAGGGACGAGATTTAATAGTTACAGTATCAGAGTTGGGTTCAGAAACTACTTCTTTAGTTTCTTGAAGTTTATCTTTAAGTTCTACTACTGACATTTTGTCTACATCATCAACCTGTTCCTGTTTAGTAAGTACTACCGTATCTCCTTTAATAGAAGCTTCAACAGGAGGTTTTGGTTTTTTTGGTTCTTCAGGTTTAAGTCTCCATGCGTCTTGTGGTGTAGGTACAGTGCCTTCTACTTTATCTTCTACAGCTTCATCAATTATATCTGTTTCACCTGTCTGTCTAGCTCTCATTTTAGGATCATCACTTAGTTCAGGCTCTTTAAACACAGCTCCACCTTTTTCAAATGATGGAACGCCCTTTAAGGATTGAGAACCTTTTCTCATTTTATATTCATCAACCATATCCATATTTTCTATATACTGAGGACCAACTTCTTCTTTAACCTTCATTTCTTCTTCTACAGTTTCTCCTAACTTAGGAGCTAAAGGCAAAGAACTTCCTTCTGCTTTCACTTTCATCTCTTGTGGAATATCTTCCATAGGAGTATGACTTGGGATATATTTTTGTCCAGTATTTTTAGTTTGTTCTTCGTTTGGTTCTTTATTAAAATGTTGCATTTCTTTGCTTTGAGTAGGTTCCTCTACTGTTTCTTTATTAAAAATTTGCATTTCTTGGCTTTGAGTAGTAGGTTCTGAAGTTCCTCTATCATCGTAATAGTCCATTTTTCTTTTATATAATACAGCTCTTGGGGAAACATCTTTGTACCTTTCATATAAGGATTTATAAGCCTCAAAGTTGTTTCTTCTTTCTTCAGGAGTTTTCCATTTTAACTTCTTAGCTGTAAGATGCTCTGCATTTTCAAACTTTGAAACAGTTCGATTATTTCCTGTTCCTACTTGGTTATACCATTTTAAATAAAACTTTTCCTTTTTACTTAAAGTACTCCTGCTCCTGTTACTTAGTGACCTAGCTTTTTCTTTATTTCTAGCTTGAATCATTCTAACTTTTTGCTTAAATAAAGGACTTTCCATTCTTCTTCTTAATACCCCAGGACTTACTCCCTCTAAAGATGTAAAGTTTGTATCAATTATCCTTTTTTTAGGTTCATGAGTAATCGGAAGACCTAAAGCTTCCCACGTAGCTATAGTTTTAGGATTAAGATGAGAATAAGGAATGTCTCCTTTTAGTCCTTCATGATGAGGACTTTGATGTCCTGCATAAGTGTTTCTTACCTTTTTAATATTACTTTCTATATTTCGTTTTAAAGCTGCTTTTTTATTTTGTGGAATTTCAGTACTGTCATCTATTAGTTTCTTTATTTTATCCATACCTGGAGTCCACTTATTTCTACCATAAATTATTTTAGGGTCTTGAACTTTTGTAGGCTCCATTCCTTTTCCAGCTTCGGGTCTTTGCTTTTTCATCCACCCATATTTACCCCAATCTTTCCTGTCCACATCCTCTACACGCAATACTAGCTGTTTCATTATTCTTTCTATTGCAGGACTTTTAGCCTCTTTAGCTAATTGAGCAAGTGTGTGAGTTTGTTGAAAACCTTTTTTTCCAGCCCAATGATTATGAAAAAGACCTTTAAAATCATAGTGGTGTTCACGTTCCCTTTTACCACTTTCTAGGTTAACTCTACCTCTAACTCCTCCTGCACTCATGGTTAAACCCATAAGTTCTACCATTTCAGGAGTCATTCCCATTAATCGTCCTTGCCGTTTTGCACCATCTATAAATACAGTCATTTCAATACCCCATCTTTTTCTTAGCCTTAAGGACATCCTTAAATGAAACTCTTCCACCCTTACGCAATGCAACATCTGCAGCTATAAGTTGTTGCCCAGCCTTAGCTCTCATGTCATGGGCTTTAGATAGTCCTTCTAACGTTCGTTTTTTTCTTCTATCTTTAGCTTCATGATAACCTTTTATTCCTGACAACACTCCTTTACCAGCACCCATGAGTACAGTAGCTTTGTCACTGTCAGGCATTTTACCCCACCAACTTTTTTCTTCTTTAGGTTTAGCCATAATGGAGCTAGTTTCTCTCCTACCTTTAGCTTCTACACCGCCTTCTTCAGCCATTTCACTTTTATAATCTTTAACAGACATTCCTGCTCTTTTAGCTAAATCTGCTGTAAAGTCCTCTTCGCCTTTCTTTTTATCAAGGTTTTTAGAATGTCTTTGTACTTCATGTGATTCAGCAATAGCTTTTGGTTTAGATTTTTTAAAATGTCTTTGTACTTCATGTGATGCAGCAATAGCTTTTGGTTTTCCTCTTTTAGTTCTATCTTTTTCATCTTGAAGTTTGTCTTTAAAAGTTCTGTTTCTGCTAGTTTTACCTAAATCTTTAACTCCTTTAAATCTCTCTTTAGACTTAGCTTGTTTTTGACGAAGCTTCACTTCTTCTTCTATAGCCTGATCTTCCATAGCCTTTATTCTTTGAGGACTCCATCTAGATTTTGATTTTTCCGCACCTTCTCTAAAATCTTTTTCACTTACAATAGCTTTATTAATTCTTTGACGTAAAGCTTTTTTTGTGAGAACACCTTTCGGATATTTTTTAGTCACTCTATCTGATATTTCTTTTCTCCAATCTCCGCCTTTCTCCATCTTAACAGGCTCCTCTTTTTTCCTCATCCAAGGAGGTGGTTTTTTTGTAGAACGAGGTTCAAGTTTCTTTTTAGAAGGAGAGTCAATATCATCACCATGCTCTGGTAATCTATACTCTCTTCCTAGAGGTTCTTTAAGTAACTTTTCTACATTTAATTTAGGACGATCAATAACTGATCCACCTTTTTTTAATTCTATATCTTCTGAAGCCAATTGTTTACCAGATTGAGCTACTTTTTGTTGAGCCTTAGCTTCACCCATTGCAAGATTAGATTTTCTCTGATCTTCAGCTTTCTTTTCTTTTCCAGCGGCTGATATTCCTCCGACAGCAGCACCCATAGGTCCTCCGGTTAAAAAGCCTAAACCAGCCCCTATACCAGTTCTAGCCAAAGAACCTAAAAACCCTCCACGACCAAGTTTTACAACTGAATCACCTTTCCAGTTTTTATATCCAGTGTGACCTTCTTTATAAGCTTTTTCTGCCTTTTTCTCAAAGATCTTATCTGCTTCCCAGCCTATGGCTTCTCTAAACTTACGTTTAGCCTTAACTCCTTTTCCGAGATTTACATCTCCACCTTTTTTCATATCTAAATCACTAGCCTTTTTCTTATCTAAACCTTTTTTAGCACTAATTCCAGCATCTGTTACTTGTCCCACGGCTTCTAATTTTTTACCTAATAATCCTGAACTCATAACAGCACTTCCTAATTCTGCCATTTCTAATCCACCAAGAGCCTTATTTACAGGTTTCTTATCTCCATACTTAGTTTGTAAATCATAAAGAAACCCGGAACCTACTTTACGGCTTTGGTCTTTTCCTTTAGCACCCATGGACTCACCAATACCTCTTACAGTTTTGGAATTAACTACAAATTCTCCATCAGATAGTTTAGCCTTAATTGAGTCTGAAGTTTCTGTTCCTGGACCTTTTATTGGTCCATTCTTTCTTTTATAGGACTTAAATATTTCCCCACCAGAAGCCTTAGAGTTTGCAGCCCTAGTGGCAGCAGCTTGATCCTGAGAAGCCTTTGAAGCCACATCTAATCCTCCTGATTTTTGAAAATAACCTAACAAACCTTTCTTATCGGATTTCATCTTTGCCATACGAGCAGTTCCGGCATCTCCGTACATTTTAGCTTGAGTCTGTCCAGCTTGAGCGCCCATGGCAGCAGCATCTCTAACTCCAGTTTCACCAGCTCTAGTTAATCCTCTCATACGTTGAGCAGCGCCACCCCGACCTGTACCTGCAACAGCCATTTGTGTCCTAAGACCTCTCTCAGCTCCAGCCTTTTGTAATTCACCACCCATGCCTTCAGCTAATGCTACCTGTTTGTCATATAATTTTTTCTGTTCAGGATCGTAAAGAAATCTTTTAGCTTCCGTTTTCCACTCTGCTCTTTCTTTAGCTGCCTCTTCTGCTTTTTTACGTCTTTCAAGTTCTAAAGGAGAAACTCCTGTGGGTCTGCCACTAAATTGTCGATTTCCACTACGATTTTTTCCTCCTTTACTATAAGGATTACGACTATAGCCCATAATATCACTATAGTGTTTTCCTTCTCCAAAACCCATACCACCACCACTGCCACTAGTCCTGCCTTTGCTAGCGGTCCGAGATCCTTCACTGGTAGTCCCATTCTTAAAGAGCTTAAGAGATCCTGTCCGATAAAGTTTTTTTCCTATTAATTTCATAATTAATTCCTATAGTTTTAAAGCGTCCTCAACGCTTATGGTAAAGTAAATATTATCATTCTGTGCTAACATTACTCTACCACCAGTTTTTAAATATAAGTTTAAAAGCATATTAGCATTAAAATGTTTAACATTAACTACGCCTGTTAAATATTCTAAATCATAAGCTTTAGCAATTTCAGCCATTTGAATCATATACTTTTTGCCATTATTACTACCTCTGTATTCAGGTACTATATAAGCATTTTCTATGTAGAGACAATCTTCCTTAAGGCTGTATTCATAAAAGCCCATTTCACTCTCTACAACTGTGTTTCCTTTACTTTCTTCGATATAATCTGCATATTGAGACATGTTCACTCCTTGTCCTAGTGTTATTAAGTAGTTTTGAATATTCTACTTTGCTTAATTTTGTATTCTGTTCCTCTGGAGCCAGCTACAAACAACAATTGTGAGAAACTAACACCTTGACCATTTTGTCCTCCAGATTGGAGACTTTCGATCTTTAACTTCATAGCTTCGCATTTTTGTTTCTTAAAGTCAACTCTTATTTGATATTGCATTACATCTTTACCACCATAAGCTATTGATGTTGTGTAATCTCCAGTTGTACCTCCAGGATCTCCATAATATCCTTCAACCATTGTACCTGTAGAACTTGCTGAAGTACCAGGATCTCCAAAATCCCAAGCTTCTGTATAACTTGTTACATCTACTAGTGAGCTTTCTACATAATCATCATTATAGTCATAGGCTACACTAACTTTAACTTTATGGGGACTAAAATAGTTTCCAAGTAAAAGCATTCGATAGACTCTAATAGAGTTTTGAGCAGCTACAGGATTCATCCAACCTGTTTCAACTACCATATTTATAGGAGTTCCTCCATCTAAATATGAATTATAGTTTTGTCTATATAAACGATTTCCAGCTCCTTCAGTATTTACATAGTAATAAGTGTCTCCTACCATAATAGAACCAAATCCCTTATGGCTAGTATAGATAGACCAAAATCCTCTAAAATAATTATAGACTAAACATGGACCATCTGAGGTCAAAAACCGCACTTCATTACTCTTAGGTACTAGATCTCCTTTAACTATGTTCAAATGATTAAAATCTTCTACAGGCGCACCTATGTAATCTAATCCTAATGATCTAGAAAGTAGATAAATTCCTTTATTAGATTTAAAAAATAAACCTTGAGGAGTTAAGGTAACACTATTTCTAATAGTACAACCTACATCTGAAGATATTAGTTGAGGTTCGATAAAACTATCTTGTTGCCCTAAATTGTTTGGTCCATCTCCTGCTAAATAGAAGATTGCATTATCTTTAAAGATTATAAGTTTATCATCCATTGCTTTTAAGGCTATAATATTACCTCCAACTTGTGATACAAGAATGAACAATGAATCATTAAACTCCACTCCTACTTTTTCTTGTAAAAGTTTTGAATATCTTATTTCTAACTTATCCTCTAATCCTGCCAAAAATAAACGGTTTTTAAAACTAGTAACAATAGATGATGAGGGAGGACTTATGTTTTCTAATACTCCTCCTGTTGTATAGATAATTTCTTGAGCAGCAAGATTTGTATCCGAAGTTATATCAATAACTTCTATATAATCCTGAGCTTTTTGATTTTGAAATGGAGCAAATGTTTGAATTAAAGTATTACTATTATTAGAGTAAACCTTGTAAAAAACAGTTCCAGATGCTAGAGTTCTATATAGGTCTATATAAGTATTATTCTTTTGAGTTAAGTTAAGAGTTGGTATTCTTACAGTCATATAGTCCCAACCTCCAACCGGAGTTCCTGTACCACTTCCTACTAATTCATCACTAGCTTGTAAAGAAAGTCCTGACCTATGGATGTTTCCTTGAGCATCAGTCCAAGTATAGATAGCATAATATGACCAAGTTAGAGTAGTCCCAACCCCAGGATTTTGAAAAGGATTAGATGTACCTGTACCAATAGCATTAGGAGTTAAAGTCATAGCCTCTGGACCATAATTAAAATTTTCTTCTACAATAACATTTCCATCATAAGCTTTTAGTTGTCCTCCAGAGAAGTGTAAATTATTACCTAAAGATTCTGTTTGGTTAACTATCTCATTACTGAAATCTATTACACTAGAATTAATTCCATATAAAGAAAAATAAGATGTAGTACCTGATGCCCCACTTACTATTTTTCCTTGAATATAAGAAGGGATTAAAAACTTTTCAGAAGATAAGGAAATTATATTTGGTAAACTAGCTATACTATAAATTGCATTAGTATTAGTTCCACTATAATTATAAAACGCAGTAGAAACGTCAGCTCTTTTTCTTATAGAATTCACTAGAGGACCTGCTCCTCCTTGAGATATTTTACTCTGTATAGACCCATCTGCTTTCATAACATAATAACAAGAGTTTAGTTCAGATTCTCTAATAACAGGAATATAATTATTCTGATCAATAGTAAAAGCCTTACCAGCTAACCCTACTCCTTTAGCTACAGTGGCTGCAGTTCCGGCTACTTGCGTAACTAAGTTAAAAGTATTTCTTCTAACATAGTATTGATTCCAAGTATAACGATCTGTAACTACTGTACTTACGGCTGCTGTACCTGTACTAATACTATAAACAAAAGGATTAGTTTGATAAACTTGATAAAAAACATCAAGTGAAACCCCATCAACACTTCTAGAAGTTACATTAACTCCTCCTGTAGCTCCAGATATAGTTGAAATATCTTCTATAACTGATATAGGTACGTTTACTAGGTTTTGATTTGTTACTGCACCAAATTTTACTTTATTGTTTTCATCTATAATAGAAATACCAAAAGCTCCTGAATCCATCAAGTGCATATCAAGACCGTTTTGAGGTCTGTAGGTTTCTGTTCCTCCTGTAAAAGGATCTGTTGCTCCTAGAGTAGCAAAATCTAGATTAATTCTATCGAATTTCATATAATTGAGTGTATTATCATGGTATGCCATTATTAAGGTAGTATCAGAAGATACTACATCATAATAATATTGTCCACCTAGAGTAGCAAGAACAGCACTTGTACTTCCTTCATTTTGCACAGTAGTAAAAGTACCTGAGACAAAAGTTAACCCTTCTTTTAAAAACCCTATAAGATTAAAAGTCTCTGCCTTCAACTGATTACTTGAGTCTACATAAAAAATATAAACAACTTCTTGAAATACTGTCAATTTCATTCTACTAGTAGTAGCAGCAATAGTTGGAATAGTTTCATTATAAAGAACAAAACTACCGCTAGTTTGATCTTTAATAGTCATCTTAGGAGTACTGCCTTGGTAATAGATATAAATTTCATAACCTAAAGCTATAGCAACTTCTACATTTGTTTGTTCAAATCCATTTTGAACTATGGGAATAGATGTAGGAATACAAGAATCATAACTACCTTCCTGCTGCCAACGATCTTGAGCAGAACTGTAAGAATAAATTTGATCTCTAGAAATCCATAAAGGTTGACTTTGAAACTGAGCAATACCTATAACCGTTTGAAGGCTAGTGTCTGAAACTCCAAAAGAACTTAATTCATCATATCCATAGCGTTTATTAAATTCATGTTCTTTATCAAATCTTATATTTTCTACATTAGTAAAAGACCCAAACGGTAATTGCTTTGGATCAAACTTAGTATTAAGACCCTGATTAAGCGATAAAGGCACATTTTGTTTTTGTAAAGCCATACCATCTCCTAAATTCTAGCCCATACTTGAGCTGCAGCAAAATGAAAATAAACAGCTTGATAGTTAGAGTTCATTATAACAGAAGTAAAACCGTCTATAGTATCTGAAGTACCGCCCCTTTGTACTGTAATATTATATGTAGCCGAATTTCCTGAAATATCTTTTATTACATAAAACCTACCGTCACTTCCCACTGGTAAAGAAGAAGTATCAGGAAGAGTAACCGTACAAGGGGCTGATGTAGTGTCAACTAAAATAACTGTCTCTGCAGAAGTAGATGCTATAGCATGTGTGCCACTAACTGCTCCCCCAGCTCTAATGGGAAAAATATTAGCAGAGTCTCCAGAAGCAGGAAGATAAACAGAAGTTCCAGAAGTTATCTGAACATTAACTCCACTATTATTCCTAAACCATAAATCTCCAACAGTTCCACTTCCAAAAGCATAAATATCATTATTAATTGTAGGATGTCCTGTTTGTTTAATAAAACCAACATGTTCCACATTAATAATAGGATAAGATGTTCCTGATTTTCTAAAATCGAAATCAGCATTAACAGTTATACCAGCATTGTTAATCTGAACCCCTTTTCCTGAACTATGGTCGTGAGCATCTATTGTTGTAAGGGCAGTGTTTAAATCAGTAGCCCATACTGGTCCTAACCTTTCTCCTGGAGTAGGAAGAATTAAGTCCATATTTGATGTTGTAGTTGTTTCAGCCATGTTATATCCTTAAAAAACCCACAAGTTAACGGTTACCGTACCAGAGGCTCTTAGTTTTAAAAATAGTTTTCTACTATCGTAATCTCCAACTTCTTCATAAACAGTTTGAGCTGCAGATTTTCTTATTACCAAGTAACCTCTTGGTTTACGTCCTAGTTTGTGTTCTACTGATGTAAATCCTGTAGATATTAAATCAATGTCCTCTAAAATAATTCCATCAATTATTGCTGCAGCTAATACAGGATTTATAACAGACTCTACATGATCTTGAGCCGTATTAAAAACCCTAGCCATGGGAAAGTCTGCAGGAATAAAAAGCTTTTTAAACTTTTTCAACTTGTACTCCTACTAAACCAAAACGGATTATTAGACATATAAATATCTGTAACAGTTAAAGGATTATCTGCATCTCTATTAGCAGCCGATTCAGTAATTCTCTGTTTCAATTCAGCCTTCTGAGCCATGAGAATACTTACATCACTTTCTTCTTTTTGCAACATTCTTATAGCTGCAAAAGTAACAACATACTCAGCATAACCATTAAGATCATCCCAGAGCGTAGTTGTATCAGTACTAGATGCAAATTGAGCAGCTTGAGGAATGTACCAAAGCTTAACTTCCTTAACTCCATCCGGTTTAGGATTGAATACTAAATCCCCTCCTACTAATCTATATCTTACATTAGATAGATAACTCCATGATCCCCCATTTTGATAGGAGTTTCTTTCATTAAAGTTAAAAGCTCCTATGGTAAAAAAATCAGATCCATTAATTTTTGCATCTACTCCTCTTAGTTTATAAAAATCTGCTATAGCTAAATCTTCAGTAGATGTTGAGTCATTAATAGGATAAGTATCTATATTATTTGTAGTATTAAAACTTTTACTTTTTATATAATAATCTTCTCCATACTCTTGAATAAGTATGTCTTGTAATTCTGATATTCCAGCGTTAATATAGGTTACTAACTCCGAATCTTGAACAAAGTTATTATTTTCCATATCTGCTCTTTGCCTAGATCTAGACATAAGAGTAGCTATAGTTACATTAGCCACAATAACCTCCTAAAAAAGAGAGGCAAAAGCCCCCCTAATATTTATCTTCTTTTTCTTCTTCTTTCTTTTCCATACTAGAAACACATTTTTGAATAAATCCTTTCATAGCTCTAGCAAATTTTTCTTTGTTATCGTCCCTAAGAGCGTCCATGATTGCATCTACTTCAGCCTTATAGTGTTCGTAGGCAGAGTCATGTCCACCTCGTTCCATAAAGTCTGAGTTTGCCTTCTTACCTTCATCATGAGGACTGGATTTTCCCTTAAACTTCTCCATTATAGAGACTATCATCGCTCCTTTATCTTTTTTAGGTCCCATCATAATCATGATTTACTCCTTTAAGTAAGCTCACCAACACCGACTGCTGCTTGTTTAGAGTTTTTCACAACTATATGTAGTTTAATAATATCTGCAGTTCTAACAGCAGCAGCAACTCCAGCAATACTCAAAGCCTGTATAATAAAAGTCCCATCACTAGCAACACTATCAGACATCAATTGCCATGATACTCCTCCGCCAGTACCGCCAACAACAGTACCATCCAAAATAATAGAATCTACAGAATATAAAGCAGGATATAGATCTGAATCTCCTCCAACTTCTCCTAGTATGACACTATAATTTCCTGCACTATTATAAGTAACAGACTTAATACCAGCACTACGACTTTCATTAAGTACTTGCAAAGGTGTACTATCAAGTACTGCGAATTGTCCATAAAGGTGTTTAATTTCTTTATCCAGAGCTTGTACTCTGTTAAAATTTCGATTAGCCATTTTATTTCTCCTTTAGTCTGAGTGTCATACAACACGCAGCAAAAAAGAGGAGCCTTTTAGCTCCCCATATTAAATTAAGATAGTTTAATCCTAACATTGTAACCAGGACCTCTACAGCCCAATTGAGCATAGTATCCAATTCTTACTTCAACAGCATCAGCAGTAGATTCTCGTAAAAATCTTAACCCATCAGAGTCAAGGATTTTAGGAGCTTTACCTAAAGAGTAAAGTTTCCACATAGACATGTCTAGCATAAAAGCTACATTCTTAGGACAGTTTTGATCAGGAATAACCTTAATAGGTCCTCTAGGTCCATGAATCAAAATACCTCTAAAACCAATTTGAGGATTTATTTTCTCATCAACATAAGACACTTTAGAGCCTAAGGCTTTTTCAAGATCTGAAAAGTTAGAGTAGTTTACAAAACAAACATCTGGCTTTCCACCCTCTCTAGCTGCTCTAGAGGCAGCGCCGATTAGACCTTCTTCTAATGGAAGTGAAGAAGCGTCAAATCTAATCCCACCTAAACGAGTAGGATCAACACTTCTATCAACACTAAAAAAAGCTGTAGCAGAAGGAGCCGATTCTGGAACCCAAGCTTCTAGACCTGAAATTTTTTCATCATAATCACCAATTTGGTAAATATAATCATTAGTAGTAGTAACACCTGAAGCCATGGTAATAACTCCTGTATCTCTATTAACAGCAGATATTACTGAACCAGTGATACCGCCTGCAGGAACAATAGTTCCAGAAGAACCTGTTTTAGTAGCATTAAAATAGAGAGTCATACCAACTTCAAAATTAGTTACATCATCAATTTGTTTAAGAGTTACAGATGTAGTAGCAGTTCCAGTACCTGAAAGTACTTGTCCTATAGCTCCTGAACCATCTCCAAAAAGAGAAATAGCTAAAGATCTAGAGGCAGATTCAATAGCGCCATCAATCTCAGTAGTAGCAGCTTCCATGAATGCATTCGCATTACCTTTAGAAGCCTCTAAAACCTCGTTATTAATCGATGCTAGAGAATAATCTTGTTGTCTAGTAAGTAAGAATGCTGAAATTGAAGAAGCATACTTATTACCTTGAGCCATGGCAAAAACAGCAGATCTACCTTGAGGGTTACCCCATTTAATAGGTAACTTCAGGTTTTGTCCACCGAATTGTTCATATTTAGAAACCATAGCTAAGAATGGATTATCCTTATAGACCATGTTTTCAATTCTTTCATTTGTATAATGTTGTTTAAGCGCACCAGCATAGTTTGCAATGCTTTGTGATTCCGCCATGTTAACCTCCTACGGTTATTTAAGTTTAGTTATTAATTTCCTTGTAGAGCTTCATTATCCCAAGCTCTTTGTAAAAATGCGGCTGCACGAACCTTACTCTCATCATCTGATAACATTCTTTCTGCACTTTCTTCATACTTCACATGTGCGGCGTGATCGTTGGATAATGTAACTTGCGAATCCATTTCTCTTAACTCTTTAGGGTTAATACCTAACCTTGCACTCATTTTCTTTAACTTCATCAGCTTTCCAGCTTCTTCTTCTAAATAACTCTCTACTGCATCAGCAGCTTCTTTTAAGTCTAATATTCTTCCAGACTCATTATAATGTTCTTCTATAACATCATAAACTAAGCCTTCTGCTTCACTGGCACCTATTAGCTCATAATCTTCACCATTTTGCTTTACAAAATCTCCTATTTCATTTTGAAAATTATCTTGGACGTGGTTATAATACTCTTCTTGCTCTGCTTCTTCTTTTGCTGATAACCGTTCTTCTAAATCCTCAAATTTTCGCTTATAATCTCTCTCTATTTCTTCCCTCATTGCAGCCATTTGCATATCGGGGGTCAGTCTACCATCATTTAAGGCTAATTCAGTTAACTTATCGTAGCCTAAACCTGCTTCTTCCAAAGCCTTAAGAGGATCATTGCGTAGCATATGTTCCCAATCAACTTCTGGTTCTTGATTCTTAGTTTCGTACTCTGAAAGTTTCCTTTCCATTTCTTCAAATTTTGACTCATAATCAGACTCTCTTTCTCTTAGAGCCT